ATACACGCTCAATATTGGGGGCGTTGGGAACGCTGTCCCCAGTCTTACAGGCGCAACGGCTAAGTCAACACTACAGGGGCGTGGGTGGACGGTCACAACGAATTAATCAAAAGGCAGCCAGCTAATGAGCCATCGCCACACCTCAACCGGAACCTATTTCAAACCAGGGTCGAATAATGTCTGGTGCCAGCGGTGTGGCAAAAAGATAAAGGTGGACTTGATTAAGGTCGAATGGGACGGCCTTAAGGTCTGCAACCCTTGCTACGAAGAGCGTCACCCTCAAGACATGGTTCGCGGCATATTTGACCACCAGGCCGCAACCCTGGTCAGCCCCGAACCCGCCGACAAGTTCATTCTGCCTGTCACCGTCACCGGCCTGACGATTGCGCCGTTTGGCGACAACTTCGAAGGGTCGTGGGACAACAGACGGTCACTGAAAGTCCAGCTCACGGGTGGTTCATTGCCCACGGTTACAGAGCTGGAAGTCCTGAACGGCGCTAACCTTGTGGCAGTGCAGTCGCCCTTTGACGGTTGGGAAGTGTTGCAATACCAGGTCGCCAGCTTGACCGCGCCGAACACGTATAGCCTCACGCGTCTATTGCGAGCGCGATACGGAACTGAGTTGGCCATGGCCACACCTTCCGGTTCGCCTTTTGCCTACCTTGGTCAGGCTGGCCCGAGCAACGACCGTATCATGAAAACCTTCATGGGCGTCGCCTCAAAGCCCATCAGCCCGGTCAATGTCAGCGCGTCCGTCACGTCGGGCGATGTGACAATCTCGTGGGTTCGCCGGTCGCGGCTTCCCGCGTTGCAATCCTTCGATTGGGACGCTCCGCTTGACAGCAACGACGAACGATACGAGCTCGACGTGCTCACACAACCCGGCGGGGCTGTTGTTCGCACTCTAAGCGTGGTTGGGCGCTCGACTGTCACTTACACCGCAGATATGATCCTGGCGGACTGGGGCGCGCCGCAGGCGTCGCTGGCCGTTCGGGTTTACCAGACAGACCAGATTTTCGGGCGCGGGACTTATAGAGAAGCGACACTGGGGGCGCTGATTTAATGGCTACTACATCGAATTTCGACCTTCCACTGCTCTATTCGAACCAGTCGCAGAAGGAAGTGACGATAAACGAGGCGATAACGGACATTGACCGCGTCCTGCAGATGAACGTGCTTGACCACACGCTCGCAGCCCCACCCGTCAGTCTTGCCGCCGGCGACAAGTACATTGTGAGCGTCGGCGCAACTGGCGATTGGCTCGGCCACGATGCTGACGTTGCAATCTATGATTACGTTTGGTCGTTTGTGACGCCTGCGGAAGGCTGGACGGCGTATTCCGTGGCGGGCGACGCTCTTTACGTGTTTGACGGCGCGGCCTGGACAAGCCTGCTTGACGCCATCGGGGCGACGCAAGGCAGCATCCTTTACCGCAACGCAAGCGGGTGGGTTGCGCTGACGCCAGGCGCCGCTGGCGAGGTTCTACAGACTGGCGGCGCTGCGGCTAACCCTGCTTGGGCGACGGCTGCGGCGACGGGTGTCACCAGCGTTGACGTGGACGGTGGAACCACAGGGATTACCTTCACGGGCGGACCAGTCACCGACACTGGCACAATCACCGCGTCAGGGACGCTCGCAGTCGCCAATGGTGGGACCGGCGCAACAACGATAGCGGGCGCTCAAGCAGCGCTGGGCGTGGGTTCGCTGACTAATCAGGCGGTCGCCACGGCCGGAACATCCCTCGCCATCGACTTGGCGGACGGTGGTCACGTCTCCCTGGACCTTGGGCATAGCATCAGTGTGGCGTTCACCGTGACGAATTGGCCAGCGTCAGGGACGTTCGGTCGTCTCATGCTGTCAATCACCAACGGTGGGGCGAACAACATATCTGTGTGGCCCGGAACAACGATTTGGGCGGGTGGCGCGGTTCCAACAATCACCAGCGGGAACGGAAAGAAAGATACAATCATTCTGACGTCAGTTGACGGTGGAACCAACTTCAGGGGCTATGTCGTCGCCCAGAATATGGCGTAACCGATGACCAGAACCATTTATCTATTCGGCAATCCCGGCGCGAGCGCGTGGACTGTGCCACTTGACTTCAACAGCGCGAACAATCTTGTTGAGGTTTACGGCGCTGGTTCAAACGGCGCAAACGGTGCTGGCACAAATGGCGGCGGCGGCGGCGCTGGCGGCGCTTATTCCGCAGTCCCGAATTTGGCGCTGACGCCTGGCGCATCCATCTCGTACACAGTGGGCGCTGGCGGAGCGACGGGCGGAGACACATGGTTCAACGGCGCGAATATCGGCGCGTGCAGCGTGGGCGCTAAAGGCGGCGGCGCGGCCAACGGTGTGACGGGTGGAACGGGCGGAGCGGCTGCGAGCGGAACCGGAACCACGAAATACAGCGGCGGCGCGGGCGGAGCTGGAGGCACGGGCAACAACAACGGCGCGGGTGGCGGCGGTTGCGCTGGGCCATATGACAACGGCGCGGTTGGGGGCGCGGCGGCGGCGGCGGGCGGCGGTGGGGGTGGGGGCGCTAACGGTGGAGCGGCAGGGACGACCACAGGCGTTGGCGGCGCTGGTCCGACCGGGCGCGGCGGCGGTACAGCGAACACGGGCGGAGCTGGCGGCGGTGGCACAATAGGCGGCGGCGGTGGCGCTGGGCGGGCAGCGTCTGGCACGACTGGCGGCGCGGGTGGTCAATTCCCGCTCTATTCAACGACAACCGGCCCTTCAGGCGGCGGCGGCGGAGCATACAACGGCGCGGGCGGCGCGGGCAACTACGGCGCGGGCGGCGGCGGCGGCTCGACGAACGGCAGCGCGGGCGGCGCGGGTGGCGGCGGGTTGATCGCAATCACCTATGAGCCTAAAGCCGTGGTGCTGCTGACGACGCCAGGCGCTGGTTCATGGACTGTCCCGGCAAACTTCAACACCGGAAACAACCTTGCTGAGACGTACGGCGCGGGCGGCGGCGGCGGCTCGACCACGGCGACAGGAACGTATGGCGCGGGCGGCGGCGGCGGCGGTGGCTATTCCGCAGACTCGGTTGCACTTTTGCCCGGAGCGTCCATAACCATCAGCGTCGGGGCGGTGGGTGTCGGCGCTACAGGCGTTCACGCCACAGGCGGCGCTGGTGGCGACACATGGTTCAATGGGGCTAACATCGGCGCGTGCAGCGTGGGCGCTAAAGGCGGCGGCGGTGGAGTTCCAGATGCGGGCGGCGGTGGCGCGGGCGGAGCGTCAGCCAGCGGAACCGGAACCACGAAATACAGTGGCGGCAACGGAGGAGCCTCCTATGCGGGCGCGTCAGGATCGGGCGGCGGCGGCGGCGGCGGTTGCGCCGGTTCGCTGGGCGCGGGCGCGGTTGGCGGCGCGGTTACGGCAGGGAGTTCAGGAGGCGGTGGAGGCGGTGGCGGTAATAACGGAACCGCAGGGCAGGCCGCGAGCTCGTCTGTGGCTGGTATCGGCGGCGAAAGCGGGTTCAACTCCGCAGGCGGCGCATACCTCACAATCGGGCGGGTGGGCGGCGGCGGTTCGGGCAACGCCCGGACCAACCCGGCCACGGCGTTCGCCGGTGGAACGGGGGCTGAAGCCATTGCGGCAAGCGTGCTGTACGGATCGGGTGGCGGTGGCGGCGGCGGCGGCTCCAACAGCGCCGCGAACCAGACGGGCGGCCTTGGTGGCGCGGGTGGTCTGTACGGCGGCGGCGGCGGCGGTGGGGGCGCTGGTAATGCTAATCCGTCAACTCAGGGCATAGGTGGCGACGGGGCGCAAGGGTTAATCGTTATAACGTATTGCCCGTGTCAGCCGGATGCTGTAATCTTTGTGTACTGTTAAACTATAGGGGGCGTTTCATGGCTACAGCTTCAGTAATTCTTACGACTACAGGCGCTGGGTCTTGGGACGTTCCGATAGACTTTAGCAGTGACAACATAATTGACGTTTACGGCGCTGGGAGTGACGGACATGCGCCTTCCGGTTCGGTGGGCGGCGGCGGCGGCGCGGGCGGAGCGTTTTCCCGCATAACCAATCTCGCCTTGGCTGTCGGCGCGTCCGTGGCGTACACCGTGGGCGCGGCTGGAGCAACGGGCGGCGATACGTGGTTCAATGGCGCAAACCTTGCCGCGTCCAGTGTGGGCGCGAAGGGTGGCGGAGCGTCAGCGGCTGGTACGGGCGGCGTAGGCGGCGCGGCTGCGAGCGGCGTAGGCGACACGAAATACAGTGGCGGCAATGGCTCTACAGTTCCCAGCGGCTACATGAACGGTGGCGGCGGCGGCGGTTGCGCCGGGCCACATGGCAATGGCGGCGCTGGCTCGGTGGCGACCTCGCGCTTTGGCGGCGGCGGCGCTGATGGCGGTTCAGCGGGCGATGGTAGCGGCAACGGTGGCGACAATGTCTTGGGCACAGGCGGCGGCGCTGTCGGTTCACCGGGTGTAAATGGCGGCGGCGGTGGTTCGGGCGCAACTGTTGCAGGCTTGGCGGGCGCTAACTATGATATATACGGTGGAGGCGTTGGCCCATCGGGCGGCTCGGGTGGTTCAGGAACCGGCCCTTCCGCAACGCCTGGTTACGGCGCTGGCGGCGGTGGAGCGGGCGGCGGCGCTGGCGGCTCGGGTGGACAGGGGTTCATTGTTATTTCTTATGCGATTGCCGAAGCAACAAGCGCTGCAATTTTGATTTTTTGAGGGTGAAATGACCACTTCGGGTGTAACCACGCTGACCATGACCGCCCGCGAAGTGATTGACTTCGCCTTGGGCGAACTTAACGCGTCTCCCATTGGGCAAGAACTTGATATCACTGAGGTTGCGCCCATTCTGCGCAAGCTGAATGTGATGGTCAAGGGTTACGAGACGCGCGGGCCTCATCTTTGGCGCGTGACCGAGGGCATCCAGTTGCTTGCCGACGCCACGCCCAGTTACTCCCTGACGACTGCCGATCCACTGCGCATCATTGAGGCGCGCTATCGTTATCCGGATGGCCACGACCTGCCCATGATGGTCATGTCGCGCAACCAGTATGAAACCCTTCCGGTTAAGAACTCAGCAGGTGTGCCGACCCAATGGTATTTCAACCCGCAGAGCACTGGGCAAACGCTCTCGATTTGGCCCGTCCCACGCACGGTGACCACTGACGCCATCGTGTACAGCTATCAGCGGCGTTTTCAGGTTTGTCAGACGCTTAATGATGATTTGGACATTCCGGCGGAATGGCTCGACACCGTGGGCATGTGTCTGGCGGCGCGGTGTCTGGCGTCCTACGGTGTTGAGGGTGAGAGCGCTACTCGGATCGAGAGTACGGCGATGGGGCTTCTGCGCGCGGCGAAAGCCTTCGACCGGCCACCTTTTGTGAAATTTATGCCCAGCTATAGACCGAGGGCTTAATCATGGCGCAATTCCCCCTGCGACTGCCCACCGAAAGCACCATTGGCAAGGATGGTCAGGAGGCGAACACGCGTCTGGTCAACGCTTATGCTGAGGTTCTGGGCGCTGACAAAGACGGCAAGGCGGCGTTCACGACCTACGCGGCGCCAGGCCTGACGCGATGGTCACAGGAAACGTTCACCGGCGCAGAACGCGGAATGATCCTGTTGGACGACAGCCAACTGATTGCGGTCCTGGGCGGCGCTGTCGTCCAGTTCAACACATCGGGCGCAAGTACGGTTCTTGCGGGCATGGCGGGAACCAGCCGTCTCACCATGGCGCGGAATATGAACCCGACAAATCCAGCCATCGCCATATGCAACGAGACGAACAAGTACTACACCCTGATTAATGGGACGGTAACCGACCAAGGTGTGTCTGAAGCGAATTTGACCAACCCGAACAGCGTTTGCTACACGGGTGGATATTTCGTGTTCGGGACCGATGCGGGCAAGATTATTCACACGCCCCCGATTGACCAGGCTACCGGCATAAGTTCGCTAATGTACGCCTACGCCGCATCGACAAGCGACAAGATTATTCGTGTCTGGGCCCATGTGGGCTTTCTCTACGTCTTCAAGTCGAAGTCAACCGAGGTGTGGGGCAATGCTGGCACCACGCCGTTTGCCTTCCAGCCGGTTCAGCAATATTTCCCCCTTGGGCTTTTGGCTAAGTTTTCCCTGGCGGACGCGGAAACCGGGATGTACTGGATTGATCACAGCGGCGTCGTGCGCAACGGCGTTGATGGCAGCGCCCAAAGGATCAGCACGCACACTGTGGACAGGGCCATTTCCGGACTGTCGGCGGCAGACCGCATGGGAATAATCGGCTCCATAATCCAGTGGGAAGGCCACAAGTGTTATCAAATCCGTTCCACGTCGTGGACTTGGATTTATGACATCGCAATGCAACGTTGGTTTCAGCGCAAAACGGGCGGGTTAGATCATTGGCTTGTCAATGACGCAATTGTTTTTGACGCCAAGTATATTTGCAGCTCTGGCGAAAATGGCATTCTCTACCAGTTGGATGCATCTAAGCACAATGACGATGGGCGCGAATTCACTGTTGAGCTGTGGTGTCCAAATTCCAACAGTTTCCCTGACGGCGTTGTGGTTGACCAGCTCGACTTTGATTGCATCACTGGGCGCGGCCTGACGACAGGCGTCAGCTCCGACGTCGACCCGCTCTTGATGATTGATTTCAGCGACGATGGTGGGCGCAGTTTCAAATGCGAACGCACTGTGAGGCTTGGGCGAATTGGCGAGACAAACCGCTTCATTCGCACCAATCGCTGGGGTAGAATGAGCAATAAAGGGCGTATTTGGCGTGTGCGCGCGTCAGCGTCGATACTGCGCGGCGTCATTCAGGCCAGCATCACCGGGCGAAAGGTCAACACATAATGCCGATCCTACGACCACAGAGCAAATCCATCGTGGACAAGGCGACCGGCATGTTGACGCTTGTCTGGGACAAGTTTTTCAATGACGTGCAAGTTGGTCTGAACTTTTACGGAACACAGCCGGTAACCGCTGGCGCGTCACTTAATATCGACATGGCGGGCGGCGGCGACATCGAGCTGACACTGGGCGCGACCGTGACGAGCTTCACTGTTACGAGCTGGCCCGCGAGCGGTAACCTTGGGCGATTGCTCTTGGAAGTCACCAATGGCGGAGCGTTCAATATAACCGCGTGGCCAGGGACAACGATTTGGCCTTCTGGCGTTGGCCCGACGCTGACATCGGGTTCCGGGAAGAAAGACACCTTCCTGTTGACGTCAAACGACGGTGGCGTGAACTTTCGCGGTTACGTCATAGGGCTGGATATGTCATGATTAGAGCGGCGACACATTATGACATCGAGGGGCTTGTAGAGCTGTTTTGTCTTTGTGACACAAGTGGCGCTGCCTCGATACATTGGCTGAAGGAAGTAGTGTTTCACCTGTCTTCTGAAGAGTCGTTTGTGATTGTTGCAGAGTACGAAGCTGAACTTGCGGGATTTTTCATTGGTCGCGTAGCGTTTGAACCTACGCTTAATGGAAAGCTGTGTATAGAACTTCATTGGTATAGTCGCCCTGGCATAAAAGGTTTTGGCGCAGAGCTAAGGCGACAAGCCGAATGCATTGCCAGGGAACGCGGCGCTTTGAAAATGTTGCTCCATTGCCCAGACGAACGCGTGGAAAAGCTCGTGGCGCGCGCTGGATACTCAAAAACCTATGCTATTTACGGAAAGGCGCTGACATGCCACTAATTCTCGCAGTCGCTGCGGTTGCGGGCGCAGCCAGCTCTTACTTTGGATCACAGGCCTCCGCTGACGCGGCTGAAAAGTCCGCCCAGATGCAAATGGAGATGTACCAGCAAAATAAGAAGATTTATGAGGAAAATCGCGGCCTTGTAACGCCTTTTATTGACCAGGGAACCAGCGCGAACAAGCTTTACGGTGATCTCACGGGCGCGAATGGGCCTGAAGCCCAAGCGGCTGCTATGAAAGCCTATCAGTCCAGCCCATACCTTCAGCAAATGATCCAGAATACCGATGCGTCGGTGATGGCGGCGGCGGGCAAGGCCGGAACCGGCGTCAGCGGTAACGTGTTGAATGACCTATACAATCAGAACGCTGGACTGTACAACCAGGACTATCAGCAAAACCTCAGTAACCTTTCAAACCTGTCAAGCCAGGGCTTGCAGGGCACAGGCGTTCTGGCGGGCATGGCGGGCGCGCTGACCGGCGCGGGAACGCAGGCGGCGGCGAACGCTGGTCAGGCGACGCAGGCGGCGGGCAACGCCACGGGCGCGGGGTACATGGGCATGGGCAACGCTGCA